TCGTTCTCATCGACGTAGACCTTGGTGTTGGTCGCGGCTGCTCCCGGCTTGGCCGTCATGTTCGCCGCGACGGTGACCCACTCGCCCGTCTTGAAGCTGATCTCAAGATCATCAACAACGCCGAGGGCGAAGCGACGGTCGACGACAGGGTTCTTGACGGCAACGGTCAGATAGTTGGACGGTGAGCTTGCCTGGTTGACATCAAAGGTGTGGTCCTTCACTACAGCATTGCTATCGGCGTTATCAGTCGTCACCGCGGCGCCGATGATACTGCTCAAGAAGTAGCCGATTGAGATATCCTGCAGTTTGCCCTCGATAGGACCCTCCGCCCAGGTTTGGTCAGTGGCGCTGTCATTAACCTTCTCCACGCGTCCCATGGCGCTCTCGTTGGTGAGCTTGGTGGCCTTCTGCTGGAAGCCGCTCTTTAGTTGCCGGAACCAAACTTGAGATGCGACAGCAGTACCCGGTGTTGCCTCTATGCCAAAGCCAACGCCCTCCAGCCTGCCGATGTATTCATTACTCATCCTCGTTCTCCTGAGCTACTTGGCTCACTTTTTTCTGTGCTTCTTCTAGTGTCGCCGCTTCGACGGAAACGCCATGATCCGGCAGGAAGTATTTACGTTTTGACGTCACTACCCTATTAGCGAGCTTGCGTTTGGGTTGTTCGTCGGCAGTCGGATCATTAGCCATGATTTGATAATAACATTCAAGCCAATCGCTTGCTATATCTAACATTCAAATTCACATCGCATAATAGGACCGCCGCTGCATTTGTCTCGGCCACCATCCAGTCGCCTCGGGTAGCGTTCAGCATCAGGGTGTCAAGGGTATTGTCGACGCTATTAAGCACGCCGGTATAGTCGCCGATATCAAGAGTGTCGAGTATCAGGTCTGTCAGGTCATACATCCAGTCGTAAGTGTCCTCTTCTGACTCCGGTTTGTTTTCCATGAGTAGATGTACCCGCACGATAAACGCAACGCCGCGGTCGTTTTCGGCGACTGAGGCCTTGTCAGTGGTCACGTCGCCGGGCAGGACGCGAACGGCCGGATAACCGTCGAACTCGCCCTTGGTACTGCCCTTCACAGAGACGAAGGCTGCTTCGCTACTACTGCCCGTGTCATACGTGATGCCGGTGAGAACCGTTTTGAGCGCATTCTTGATGCGCTTGCTCATGCCGTTGTAGGCGCTCATCGGTTTAGCTCCTCGACCAATCTGGTCATGCCAGCGGCGATGTCGGCCTCAACGACGGGCTTCATCTTGCGGTAGGTCGGCTCGACGAACGGGTGCGGCTTCGTGCCCTTCTTCGCGATCGAGTGCTGCAGGGCATAGGGGTTTATGCCCTTGAGCTTCGCCCAAGCGCGTAGCGGTGTGCCTTCAGCGACACTGACTAGATGCGGCTTACTGCCATGCTCGACAGGCTCGGCGTAATTCACTTCCGGCTTGATCACAGCCTGGATTCGCAGAGGGCTGACGACATAGCGGATTGAGCCACGCAACTGCCCTGTCACGGCCACGGGCGCGGCGATACGCATCTCACGTTGCACATCGATCGCGGACGCCTCGACCAGCGTCTTGAGTCGCGTACTGACCATTTGAGGGGCACGTTGGAATAGCTGGCGAACCGCTGCATCCTCAATCACGAAGCCGATCTGCATGCCGGGCATCAGGAAATCTCCTGGACGCAGAGTGCGCGGACATGGCCAACGGTAGGCACGTTGAAGGGCTGGACACCCTTCACCGTGTAGTCAGCGCCGTCGATGATCAATTTGTCGCCCGGCTTAACGTCCTGGCCGGCCGCGAAGAAGACGTCATATGCCTTACCCAGGCTGAAGCCGTTGCTGATTGCCGTGCTGAGTCCCATCGGCAGGGCGAGGCAAGACACATCGGTGTATAAGTCACTGAGCTGCCGCCGGCCATTGGTGCCGACCGCGGCGTTCCGCTTGATGTCGCAGGTGTGTTCAAGCAGCATCATGATTAGAACCTCTTAGTGGCGTAGCTGTTGATCACCGCCCAGTTAGTGTCAGAGGTTGTGCCAGTCGTACCGCTAGTGCTAGAGCCGGCATAGTTAACGCGGTAGCTGCCAACTTGCGCTGAAACGATCTCCTTTTGCTCGGTGGTCGCCCAGTTGTAGAAGCCCGCGGCGATCCCAAGCGCAGCAAGCTTGAGGTCCTCGGGCACCTCGGCGACCCCGTAGACGTATGTAGCCTCAAGCCAATCGCCATAAGCCGCGCCAGACGATCTCCCTGCGTAAAAGCCCGAAGGCGAGCTGTTGAAGGTCAAGCGTCCGAGAGAATTGACGTAGTAACCAGCCGGGTCGTAAGTGTCCTGCGCTTGTCCCGGGTAACCCGTTTTAATGCTGGTGATCGATATCACGTCCTGGTGCCGCAACCAGATAGAGCGGCTCCCGTCGTAGCGCTCAGTTGCTGTTTTGGTTTCGCCCCAGCAACGGCCGGTCTTTGATTCGATGTATGCATTAACCGCGTCGACGACCTGTTGGGCGACGGCAGCAGTCAAATCTTTGTTCATATAGGAATTCAGATCGTCAATTGTAATGATGTCGCTCATATTCTGAATTCATCATAAAACAATGAGACTGCTATTACGAGCATTCAATACTGCGAAAGGTCGCCTTGGTGCCCCAATCCGATGATCAGCGCATGATCTGGTAACTCGTTCGCGTAAGCTGCTCGGTCATGGCCCATGAAGCTGCCAAGCACGTGTTTGTCTCGTACGTGCATGAGGACGCCGCTCAGGTCGACCGGCTATGCGAAGTTCTCGAGGTTGCCCAGATCCCGTACTGGCGGGACCGATCCTCTTTGGCTCCGGGGGACGCGTGGAAGCAGAAGATCCGTGACGCGATCCGATCCGGCTCGCTAGTGTTCCTGGCCTGTTTCTCAAGCGCCTCGCGCGCACGGGAGAAGTCCTACATGAACGAGGAGCTGACCATCGCGATCGAAGAGTATCGGCAGATGCCTCCAGACCGGACGTGGATCATCCCGGTCCGCTTCGATGATGGGCCGGTTCCGGAGTGGGATCTCCGTCCTGGGTTCACCCTGCGGGATATCAATCACGTCGACCTCTTCGGGCCTAAATACACCTCCGGGGCAGTCGCCCTTACGCGCACTATCGCTAGTTTGATGGATGGAGCTTCGCCTGATCCTGCCACTGTCCTGGCCGCGATCGACGAGCTACCCGACAGAGATCGGCCTGCGATGCTCCGCAGGATGACCAAGGAGATGGTCCCGGATCCGGCCCGCAGGATCGAGCTGGATGACCTCGTATCGCAGGAGGCAGCGCGAATACTCAAGGCGATGCGCGACGAGGCGCGTTTTCCTACACAGGCCCTTAGGGGGACCGGTGAAGATCAGGTCGCGGCTACTGTCTCGCTCGCCAAAGATTACTGGCAGCTTGTAGAACCGTTCTGTTGGTCCCTCCAGGTCGCCGCCCGCTGGGCTGACCCGGCGGCGCTGCAGCCGTGGAGTGATGGGCTCCGCTCCATTTGCCGCGAGGCAGACCGACCAAAGGCTGGCAACACGGCGCTCATTGAACTGCAGTACATACCCAGCCTCGCAGCGACCTTTACTGCTGCGATGGCCAGCGTGGGACAGGCCCGATGGGACAATCTCAAGACAATGCTCATTGACACGAAAGTGCCAGACGATCGATACAGGAGCTCTGATGCCCCGATTATCCAGGCCGTCGACCCATGGGACCCGTTCAAGCGTGGCGCTGAGCTCACTCCCCATGTCCTCGCTCGATCGGTCATTAAGAACGAAAATCCGGCAGTGTCCTTGGCCGCCTTCACCGGACGGGAGGCTACTAAGTACTACACGCCGGTGTCCGAGTGGCTCCATGCGGTTCTGCGACTGGTCTTCGAAGAGCAGTTCCTCGACGACATCGCCTACGACATTGCGTTCGATCGAACCGAGGCTTTCATTGGGCTCCTCTCGCAAGACCAGAACGCCAGACATACCCTCGAATTTGCCAACTGGAGCCTTCCGAGTCGCTCCCAGTGGTTCGGTAGGTCGACTTGGCGTGCCGCCAACGGGGCTCGCAACCCGGTGGAGGAGATCACTGAGGAGAAGATTCTCTACGGAGCCAGTTGGGCGCCCTTGCAGGCCGGTCTATTCGGCGGTAATGAAAATCGCGCTGACTCCGCAATTAGGCAGTACACCCCCATATTCGAAAGACTGATGAGCGCTCGCTTGTGAAATCTGCCATCTTTAATAGCAGATTTTCATCTGCTAAAAGCAGAACAGCGCTCACCTGGGATGGTGAGCGCTGTCAGGGGCTTAGTACGCCCTCGATTTACTTGTTCTTTTTCTTGGCGGCTACCTTGGCTCCCCGCTCGGCCTCCACCGCCTGTTCGGCTTCGACGCCTGGCGCGCTCAGGTTTGCTTCGGCCGCATCCTGGGGCAGCACGGGCTTGACGCGCTCGCCATCCGGTTCCTCGACGGCCTCAACCGTATCGGTCGATTCGGGAACCTTCGGGTCCTCGACGGCCTCAACCGTATCGGTCGATTCGGGAACCTTCGGGTCCTCGACGACCTTGTACGGTTTCGAAACTTCCCGCTGCTCAGCTAGCGCGTCAACATCCTTCTGTTCCTCTTCGGACAGTTCGATGCGGTCACCCTTGCAGTACGGGTAGCAGTCTTTGGAAAATTCAACTATTGCCATATATCATCCTTTCTTATTGATTATTGTTGGCTGGGCCCACTGGCCCTCACGCTTTTGTTTCCAGTGCAACAGCGTATGCTCGCGGTAAGTCATGAGTTGCAGATTGCTGATGTGGTTGTTCAACTTGTTCCCATCGATATGGTGAACTGTCTCAAGCCGAGTCAGGGATCGGCCAATCGATTGTTCGATCTTATGGCGATGCTCTAGACATCTCGTGCCGTTGACGCTGATAACCCGGTAGCCGCCTGGGTTGATCCAACCGCCCTTGTACCATGGAGCTTTACCGCCTATAAACTCCTGCCGCCTGCGTTCGCCCTTACACTTCCGGTTACAGAAGCTGACATTATATTTCCGATCTTGGCAGCGATTAACGGTAAAGCACGACCCGCATATCTCACAAATTTTGTCGATGCGAGGAATCCGTCGGCTTGCTGTCCGGCACGGAATCGAGCAGTATTGTGCCGACGGATTAGTCTTCCATGGATGGAAAGGTGCACTGCATTCTTCACACGTATTTATTTGATCTAGTCGTGCGTTCGCCATATAGCTTTATTATGACAAAGACGATGTTATTTAACAATGGTCAATTTAGCCCTTTACATTGGTCAGACGAGCAAATGCTTCATCGATGGTCGGACGACCGGCGATGCGGTCGATGACGCGAAGCTTGACCTGGTCGCGGTCGAAGTCGTCGTCACTGGTTCCCCAGTCAACGCGCATGGCTTCACCAGTGCCAAGGTAATAGAAGCTGGGGTCGATGTACCAGATCTCGGTTTCATCGCTACCGGCTCCTAGGGTCGAAGGAATCTCGTCTACCTCGACGACTGGACGACCAAGCACGCGGGTCGGGCTGTCCTCCGTCAGGCCGTCGCGCCAAATCGGGCGGTTATTGCCGTCACGGACGTTCTCTGTGGCAAGGGCGCCGTTGCTGGATGTCACGAACACGCCGAACTGGCGGTAAGCGGCAGGGAGTTTGCGGCGGAGCTTGGTCAGGTCGGTGTAGCCGAGCGTGTCACCATCTTGCGCGAGGGA